AAAAAGAACTCCTCTTTACGGTTACAAACCAAAGGGAACAGCGAAGGTTCGAAAAACTTCTTTTATGCATAACGCCTCGTTTGAGTCGTTGAAACGAATGGACGATTTTTATATCGCGCAAGCGAAACGGCAAATAAATAAATTTATGAAATGAGCTGGCTGGAAAAGGTAGAGGATTCTTTAATCATTATTACCGGAGATGGGGAACAATATTCTCCTAACTGGATACGTGCGAAAAAGCTGGTAGAGTATAACATTTCCGAGTTTACTTTTCGCAATCAGGAGGGAACTTTGGTGGACCGCCAGGAGCCGCTCGGTAGAAAATTCGATATGGAGTTATACTTTCAGGGGGAGGACCATCTGGAGGTTCATAAAAAATTTGAAGTTTCCGCAAAGGATAAAAGGCCCTGGGTGATTCGCCATCCGTATTACGATCGAATTGTCGTGCAACCATCCTCCTTATTATTTGATAATTCAGATCACAACGTTACCAGAATAACCGGCACCCTTTTGGAAACGATTACCCGGGAATCTCCTAGGACTTCAGTTTCACCAATTGATTCAATCCGACTTTCAAAGGTTAACCTGGATCAATCTTTTGAGGCTTCCGTTACGGCCACTCCAACCGGCCAGGATGTTGCGTCAATGACAAAGGCCAATAAAAAGAATTACAATTTATCGGTGCCGATCATTACTCTTCCGAAGCAATTCGAGCAATATAATTACGCTTTCAACCAGGCGAACGCGGCCGTAAATACTGCCACGGCTTCACCACTTTTAGCAATCCGCCAAACGATCCGGCTCATTTCAATGCCTGCAGAGTTTGCGAATAACGTACAAACCCGGGTGGACTTGCTCAATACTCAATTTAAAGAGTTAAGCGCTACCGTTGTGGGGCTCACTTCCCCCTCCTCCAAACAAATTTATCAAAGTATGGCGGGGAGCGTTCTTTCGTCAATGTGTTTAGCCGCCAGCACTCCGGAGGATAACGATTACGGTTACACGAATTCGGTTATAAACGTAATGGATTTGATTCACGCGAATTACCGCCAACTTATTGAGGATCTCGATACTTTGCAAACCGCTAACGGTGGATCTCCTGACAGCTATATTCCCAATGCCCAGGCGTTGATCGAATTGAATGCGCTTATAAATTTAACGCTGGCTAATTTGATGAGCATCGCGCTTGGGGCCCGTCAGCAAAGAATAATTTACACAACCGAGCCAACAAATTTTATTTTACTTACCCATCGTTTTTATAGCTTGGATGAGTTTGATGCAAATCTCAACGAAATGATTTCGAATAATACTCCTTCCGTTGAGGAGCTTATTCAAATAGAGAAGGGGCGGAAAATAGTTTATTACATTTAGAAAAATGGTTTTAAAAATAAACGATAGGATCCGAGTTCGAACCGTTGATTTCTTTGATCGATTCAAATTGTCATTGAGATATGATTCCGTGGCTTCCGTTTTCTCCTTCGGTTTTTATTTTGATCCGCTCAACCGGGAACACGCGGAGCTGGCTTGCGTAAGTCATTTTCACGAGGCAATCGTTGAGCATAACGATGAGCGTTTGATCACCGGTTATATTATTTCCAACACCTTCAATTCAGGATCAAAACGGGAGCTGGTTCAAATTGGCGGTTATTCTAAATCCGGAGTAATTGAGGATTCGGATATAACTCCGGATTACTTTCCTCTGGAAACGATCGGCCTCTCCCTAAAACAAATCGCGGAGAAATACATTAAGCCGTTCGGCCTTAACTTGGTTATCGATAACAACGTGGCTGCCAGCTCGGAGCTTAGTTTCGTTTCAAACGGAGACTCCTCGGATGAGGAGGTGGATTCCGTTGTTATAAATAAGCCGCTTACTGAAAAGCTGGAGAAATCAATCGACAAAGCAAACGCGAAGGAAAGCCAAAATATAAAGGACTTTTTAACGGATCTCGCATCTCAAAGAAATATTTTATTAAGCCACAATGCTTATGGGGATTTGCTTTTTACAGAGCCGAAAACTAATCAAAAACCGATAATGCATTTTGAAGCTGGAGCCATTGGGGTTTCGATGAGTTTATCGTTCAATGGCCAGGGACTCCATTCTGAAATTTGGGCTGTTAAGCAGGCGGATTCAGATGGGGGGAATGCCGGAGAGGCGAAAATAAAAAATCCGTTCGTGCCAATTGTTTACCGGCCAAAGGTTGTGGTAATGACAAGCGGAACCGATATAACCATCGATGAGTTTTTACAGAAGGAACTTGCAAAGGAATTGAAAAATATTACCCTTACAATTACCACGAGTGATTGGGAGGTTGACGGAAAAGTTATTAAGCCGAATAATTTGATCACCGTTAAAAACCCGGATTTATTTCTTTATAAAACCACCACCTGGTTTATTGAGAGCGTGGATTTTGAAGGGGATGCAAAACAAACGATTGCCACTTTGAATTGCGTTTTACCTGGGACCTACAATGGAAAGTCGCAAAGAAATGTTTTTGTTGATTCGCACCAAAACTTCCCGCGCCCATGAACGTAATAATAAAAATACTTTCCTCCAGCGTTGACAAGCTAAACAGGCGCGTGTTGAAGTATCTCCGTTATGGAAAATCGGATGTACAAACCTCTCTGGAAGTTGCTCCATACGGAATTGATAGTAATCCAATAAAGGACCTGGTGGCTGTTTTTGCTGAAACTAATGAAAATGGTAGAACTGTAATCCTTGGTTATTTGAACAAAAACCAAAAGGCAAAGCCAGGGGAATGGAGAGCATTTGCAACCAACGCGCAAGGGGATGAGAAGTTTTATATTTGGATGAAAGATACTGGAATAATGGAGATCGGAGGCGATCAAAATTATGCAGTAAAATTCAACGAATTGAAAACTGAATTCAATAAGCTGAAGGACGATTATAATAATTTAGTTTCAACGTTCAACTCGCATACGCATATCCTTGCTCTTTCCGCTGGGACCGGTACCGCTGCAGTTCCTGCTGTTGGCGGAAATACAAACTCCAGCGATATCGACAATGCTAAAAACGAGAAGATCAAAACAATTTAATAAATTTGTAAAATGGTAGTATATCAATCAATCAATTTCGATCTCAGGAGTTGCGCGGATATTAAAGCAAAGATCGCGAAAATCGATGAGGTATTAGCATCCTTAACGGATGTTGCTATCGTTGCCGCAATGAATGGGGACACCATAGAATATACGCTGGACACGGGCCAGAGTAAGATTCATAAAATATTTTCGAGCCAATCCAGTATAAAGAAATCGATAATGGATTATGAGCAGCTCCGAACCTACTATGTAAACAAATTAAGCACCCGGGTAACTCGCCTGGTTGATGGTAAAAATTTCAGAGGCCAACGTTATGGAAGTAGCTTTTAACTCAAAATGGCCGTTTATTACTCGAGTAAAATCCGAGCAAAGTAAACCTGGCCCAACCACGCAAGTTCGCGGGGATGGTTTCCTCCCTATTTATTCCCACGTTTACAACGGGGAAAAGAATCTGGGGGAAATGGGCCCCGCCAAAAATTATGCGATGAATTACCGAAGCCTCCGGGTTCGTTCCTGGCAGGCGTTGGTTGATTCTGAAATCGCCCAAACGGTAATAAAGCGTTACCTAACGTGGGTGGTTGGTTCCGGCCTTAAACTCTCCAGCGAACCGATGGTGGATCTTTTGGCGGAGGAGGGAATTAAACTCGATCGCCAGAAGTTTTCAAAATCCGTGGAGATGAGGTTTTCTATTTACCGCAAGTCAAAAAAATGCGATTACTCCGGCATGAAAAATCTGGATAAATTGGCCGCGCTTGCTTTTAAAACTTCTATCGTAAGCGGGGATGTTTTGATTTTGTTGAGGTATATAAATGACGAGTTGAATGTTCAGCTTATTGATGGTGCCCATATTGAGCATGAAATGGGCGGGACAGAATCCTACCCATACAAACTTCCAAATGGAAACTCCATAATTCACGGGATAGAGGTCAATGACCGAAAGGAGCATGTGGCATATTGGGTAAGGACCGGAGTATTTCAAAAAAGCGAAAGGATCCCGGCAAAGGGTGAAAATTCTGGCTTAACACAGGCGTTCCTTATAATTGGATCAGAACACCGGATCGATAATATTCGAGGTGTTCCTTTGCTCGGTACCGTATTGGAGACGTTGAGCAAAATGGAGAGATATAAAGAAGCAACCCTGGGGAACGCTGAAGAGATCGCGAAAGTTGCTTACCAGGTAGTGCATGGACCAAACTCTGATGGTTCGGATCCATTGGCTGGCCAGTTAGCATTGGCGCATGATGCGGATGCAACGTCCGACCAAATTCCGAGGGATGCTGCAGGCCAGGAGATCGCGAATAAGGTAGGAGCTACAACAAATAAAATGTCGATCAATATGCCAATCGACAGCGAATTGAAAATATTAAATCAATCTAACGGCCAGATAAATTTCAAAGATTTTTACACCGTAAATATTGATGTTGTTTGCGCTTGCCTTGGTATTCCCCCCAACGTTGCGATGAGCAAATATGATAGTAACTTCAGCGCCTCCCGCGCTAATTTGAAGGATTGGGAAAACACTCTGCGAATCGTTCGCGAATCGTTCGCAGACGAATATTATCAACCTATTTTTAATTTTTGGTTCGACTCTCAGGTGTTGAAAAATAAAATCTCCGCTCCTGGTTATTTGATGGCGCGAAACCGAGATAATACAACCGTTTTGGATGCTTACAGAAATTGCTCATTCAAAGGTACTCCGGTACCGCATATCGATCCGCTTAAAGAAGTGAAAGCGATCCGCGAACAATTGGGAACAGCCGGAGAGGCGCTTCCGTTGATCACGTTGGAAGAGGCAATAAAAATGCTGGGCGGTTCAGATGCGGTGGAAGTTATGGAGCAATTTTCCGAAGAGCTTCAGGATTCCATCGGAATGAAAATCGTGGCTCCGGTAAAAGAAAAAACAAAAAGTTCGGGTACTGGCGCGGCCGCTTAAATAGAATCCTGCGGAGGTTGGTGCATGTGCTTGGGATAGCTATCTATTATTTTTCTCAACTCTGGTTTTAAAAACTTTGTCCGATCTCCTCCAGTTTTATGCTTCGCGATGTTCTTTATTGCTATAAAAACTTTCGGGTCCACGTTTGTTATTTTTATAGTATTGTCATAATTTCTTTGATCGCGTTTCTTAGCCATTTTGGAGTTTTAAAGTAGTCGAGCAAATATATAAATTTTTGTTTCCCCCAAATTTTTGTGCGTAAAAATTACTTAACATTTTTGCGGTAACAATGGGAAAAGACATCCTCATATACGGACGAATTGATGAATGGAGCGCGAAAGGCTTCTTTGATTCAATTGCTGAAGCTGAAGAAAAGGCGATTGATGGAGAATTTAACCCAGTTATCCGAATCAACACCGGAGGCGGAGAGCCTGAATATGGATGGGGCTTTGCCGCAAAAATAAACGAGCTTCCGTTAAAAAGAATTAAGGGTGACGGGAAAGCGTACTCCTGGGGATTTTTCGCATTTTGTTATACAAAGGTAGAAGATACCGAATGCCTGGACGTTACCCAATTTATGATCCACCGGGCCGCTTACACCGAGTGGTTCGAATCTTCCGAATATTTCACCGAGGATCTTCAGCTCAACCTTAAAAATATCAATTCAAAACTCGAGACTGCCGTAAGGAACAGAATCGATGTTGCGGCATTTGAGGCACTCCCTCAAATGAAGGATAAGGGATATACTCTTAAAGATATATTCTCAATGACCGGCCGCATTTCCATTTATTTAAATGCCGCTGAAGCGAAAAAAATCGGGCTCGTTGGTAAGATTGTAAAACTTACCCCGGAAAAGAAAACCGAGATTGAAACCTATATGGAAGCGATTGAAACCGCTCGTAAAGGTATTGTAAGCGCTGAAATTAATCCTGCAGCAATTTTAACCGAAATCCCAAATTCAAGCGATATGACTATCGAGAAATTAAAAGCCGAATTCCCCACAATTTACAACGCAGTTTTCGCAGCCGGACAAACCGCTGGAGAGGCAATCGGAAAGAAAGCCGAAAAGGATCGCGTTGATTCAATTCTGGCATTTCAGGAAATTGATCCTGCCGCAGTAAAAACCGCAATCGAAAGCGGAGAGCCGTTAACTGAAAAAGCTCGTTCGGAGTTTGCAATTAAAGCCGTAAGCCCGAAGATTCTCGGAGAAATCAAAAAGGATGCAGCCGGTAATATCATTACCGCTGGATCCAAGGAAAAAGATGAAACTGAGGCCGAACAGCGTTTAACAGCCGCAAAAGCTGAACTAAAAGAATTACGCAAAACCGGTAAATAAAAAACAAAAGTATGAGCAAATCAACCGTTACTGTTAACACCGGCAAGCAGCTGTTTGTTGACACCGATACTTCCAAAATTTTCATCCGCGCGAACCGTTACGAAACGGATCACGAAATCAATAACTCAAATTACGATCCGATCGTGCTGAAAGCCGGGACCGTAATGGGGCGAATTTCCGCCTCCGGTTATTTGGCTCCGTTTGCTTCGAACGCTTCCGATGGTACCCAGTTTGTTGTGGGAATCCTGGCTGACGATTATTCGATCGAAGAGGGAGCAACAAAACAGGTGGCCATTTGCGTTGCCGGGGATGTTGCAAAAGATCAAATTATTTTCACCCACGATGGCGATGCCTTTGAAACTGTTGTTTCAGGCCGCAGGGTTTACGACAAAATTAAATCCGAAGCTGCCGGGATCATTATCGTTGATCGCGAAGAGTTGACGAATCATGACAATTCCTAACCTTTAAACAAAAACCAATATTATGGATCTTTCAGTACAAGAAGCCCGCGCCCTTTTTACGAGTGAAGTAGTTGATGTGTATCGCGAAAGAAATCGCCCTACTCCGTTCCTTCAGTCGTTCTTTACTTCAACCACAACTGGTTCCCTTAATGTTTCCATTGAGGTTGAACGTGGAAGCGAGAGAGTGGCTGCCGATGTGGTTCGCGGAACAGACGGAAAAAGAAATACGTGGACACGCACCACCCAAAAATTGATCCAGCCTCCTTATTACCGGGAGTTCTTTGATCTTACCCAACTCCAGATGTACGATACTTTGTTCGTACAAAACGGAGCGGTTACAACTAAAGTCCTCGATGCCATTATCCGGGACGGAGCCGAAAGATTGGAAGAGGTAACGGATAAAATTGTCCGCGCAAAAGAGGTACAAGCCTCCAATGTTTTTGTGGACGGGATCGTTAAATTGAAGTCGATGGATAACATTGATTTCAAAAGAAAATCCGCCTCAATTGTGGATAAAGGAGCAGGCCAATATTGGGCCACCAACGGAGTAAATCCGTTTAAAGATTTTGCGGCCGGATGTAAATTTTTGCGCATTACCGGAAAAGCAATGGGCGGAACCTTTAATGCAATTCTCGGAGAGGGAGTTCTGGGGGATCTGTTTACGAACGATGTTTTCTTAAAGCGCCAGGATCTTAAAAATATGGCGCTGGATTCAGTAGCTCCTCCAACTCGCGATGCGATTGGATCGGCTTACCACGGAACCATAACCTGCGGAGCGTACCGCGTTCACTTGTGGTCCTATCCTCAATACTACGATGTAGTAAGCGGAGAAACCGTAACGTCAGCTCAATACATTCCGGACGAATTGGTTGTTCTGATCCCGGTAGCGCCTAAATTCAAAATGGCACACGCTGCAGTTCCGCAGCTGGTTGAGCCAGGCGGGGCTCCTGAAATTGGAGAGTATATCTTCAACCAAAAACGCGACACCTGGGATGCTACTCACCTGATGGATGTTAAATCCGCTCCGGTTGCAATTCCTACCGCGATCGACCAAATTTACACGCTTCAGGCGAAGGCTTCAGCGTAAAGATAAAGGGTTAATTTCTGAAAAGGGCGAGTAAGTAATTGCTCGCCCTTTTTCAATAAAAGGAAAAATGGGGTTATATGAACAGGCGATTAAAGATGCGGAAAAAATAACTGCGGATCTTTCCGGGTTCGCGGTACCGATGACAATTCTCGCTCCAACCTCTGAAACTGTTACGTTCAATGGTTTAACGACCGAAATAAATGTCGATATCAATTCGGATGGAGAGGTTGTAAATTCAAAAAAAGCCACCGCCTCCTTCTCGGAGAAATATTTAACGGATGCCGGATATCCGGTCCGGAACTCCAGGGATGAGGTTGTAATTAAAGGTCATCGATTAAGCGTAAAAAATAGCACCGGTAGAGTAAAGGAGTATATTATTCAGCAATGCTTCCCGGATGAAACAATAGGTTTGCTTACTTGTATTTTAACGGATTATTCAAATGAGTAAAATTATAGGCGCGATTGGACCTGCAGGCTTCGAATTAGTTCGGGACCGGATCGGTGCGATTATACTCGATGAATTGCTCAACCAGGCTACGTTGACTTATGAGGCGGAGTTTGAGGAAATGAAGATATGGATCGAGCGGGCCACTCCTTTCGATAAAACGGAACTCCCCGCGATCAACGTTAAACTGGCCTCCGGAGATTATGCAAATAAAAACCGGGGAAGCGTTGATGGGACCTATATTTATAATATCGATTTCCACGCGAATTCTGCCAAGGTTGGAGAGGATGACGGGGACAAACTCGCTTCGATCAAAGTTCAGAAGTTGATGAGGTTCGTCCGTGCCATCCTGGAGGATCCGATTTACGAAACTTTGGATTTCACCCGGCCATCGGTTTCCAGGGTTGGATTTACCAATTTACAGATCGCCCAATCGAGCCCGAAGGAGGATGCCTTAAATTCAATTATGAGCCGGATGAATTTTTCGGTTCTTATAAATGAACGGACCGCCCCGATTGTTCCGATCCCAGTTACGGAGTATAAAACGCACGTCAAACTTTACGAAACCGAGCAGGGGTTTTATTACGGAGGAGTATAAATGGCAATTCAAACAAAAGCGCAGATCGCCCAGGATATAATTGATGGGGTTTTGACCGGAGGAAGTCGGACAAAGGCCGTTGATGTTCGTGGAATTTTGAATTCGATTTTAGATTCTTATCCTAACATCCAGGATGGGGGGATGCTTTTTGTGCCGCAAGTTGGTTATGCCACCAATGTAACGATATCGGATAACCGGGCTTTCGCTCATAAAAAATACGTTGACGATGCAATCTCAGCGGTTAGCGGAATCACCGGCACCGGTCCCGTTAACCAGATATTAAAAATTATTACTTCCCCAGGCGGAAATGTTACAGTAATAGGTCCCTCTTCAACTTCAGATGACGGAGAAATAAGAAACACGATCCTGGAGAGTGCCACAACGAATGCATATAACAGGCTTTTCCTCGATTCTCGCACCGGTAACACCCATGAGATAAAGGCGCAAACCGATCGTTACGATCAAACAATAACCTACAAGAGCGGGTTTTCCTATTCCCTTAGTATAATTCCCCTGTTCCTGGCCGGGACGGAGCAATTCAATTACAATAATGTATTATCAACGGACCAGCGTAGTGTTGTAATTACCAAAACTCTCTATAACAGCGTTTCGCCATTGGGTGGTGCGGCCTGGTCGGTTGATATTTATACTCAAAATAATTCCGTTACAGCCGGAATAACTATTGAAGGCGATGGGATCGGAATTCGAAATGATACAGTTGCCAGCTCTCACCGAATTATTGGCGGTACGGTGCTTATTACATCCTCGGATGTTTGCAATACGAATGGGGGTTATTTTATGTTTTCGTCAATAACCACCGCTGTTGAGCTGGAGTATCTTTCAGGGGTTACGAGCAATGTTCAAACTCAGTTTAACGATATTGCCACTACTTACTTACCGCTGGCTGGAGGAACGTTAGTAGGAAATCTAAACGGAGTAACCCCCACGGAAATAACTTATCTTTCCGGAGCTACATCCAACCTTCAAACCCAGATCAATAATATTAACTCGGGGTTGAGCTGGAAAACTTCGGTGCGGGCTGCAACCACCGCAAATATAACATTGAGCGGAGCGCAGACGATCGATGGGGTTTCTGTAATTGCGGGGGATCGAGTATTGGTAAAAAATCAAAGCACCGCCTCTCAAAATGGTATTTATGTCGTGGCTTCCGGATCCTGGACCAGATCAACGGACACAAATACTGGAGCAAAGATTTTACAAGCGACTACAAGTATTGAAGAGGGAACCGTAAATGGGGACACTATTTATACTTGCACTACCAATGCTCCAATAACGATCGGATCAAGTTCAATAAATTTCGCGAAAACTTCAGCTACCACTTATACAGGTAGCGATGGAATAACTTTATCCGGAAATAACTTTCAGCTCGATAACTCTTATTTTTCCGGAGCTTTTACTTTATCCGCTGGAGTTGCAACTTTGGCCACGGTCGGAGCTAATAAAGGCGGAACCGGGGTGGCGAATAATGCCTCGAGTACCTGGACAATTTCCGGAAATTTTGGAACTACGGTAACTGTAACAGGCACTACAACGGTTACTCTTCCAACCACCGGCACCTTGGCTACCTTGGCTGGAGCTGAAGCGTTCACAAATAAAACTTATAACGGTAATACCTGGACGGCCGGCACCGGAACGCTAACCATTAGCGCTGGTAAAACGCTAACCGTTAGCAATACTTACACAACCACGGCAACCGATGGAAGTACGATCGCTTTCGGAGCTGGCGGCACCGTGGCTTATGTTGCAAATAAATTAAGTGCTTTTGCAGCCACTACAAGCGCGGAGCTGGCCGGAGTTATTTCCGATGAAATCGGTTATTCATCCGGAGCTTTTTTAGTTTTCAGCATCTCCCCTACGCTAACAACTCCGAACATAGGAGTGGCAACGGCCACCAGCGTAAATAAAGTAGCAATTACAGCCCCGGCCACCAGCGCTACGTTAACGTTAATCGATGGGACTACGATCACCGGTCCCGCCTCTACAAGCACCCTCCTGGCTAATAACCTTGGAATTTCTGGTGGTTCAACTCTTATAGGTGGAACAGCTGTCGGAGATAAAATGATTTTTAAGGCCACCAGCTTCGCCTCAAATACCGCATCCACTTCGCTCTATAAATTTATAAGTTCCGGGACTACTTCCGTTTTAGAATTTGGAGATTTTGGCGGGGCGGGGGATAATTTCTTTTACTCCGCTCAATCCTCCCCGAGTAATTCAAATTATTGGCTGCGGGCCACGGCCTCAGTTGCTTATTTTAATGCGGTAACGGATCTCCGGATGCAAATCGGAGCTAATAGCATTATAGTTATGTCCTCCTCTTCAATAAGTTTAAGACAGGCTACTACTATGTTTACCGCGATGATTTTTACTTATTGCGCTGGCACCACTACCGTTGCTCCGGTAGGTTATCAATCCGGAAGCCTATTAACGACAATTGCAGCTGCAAAGGGAGAATATAATAATGCTTACTACTTTACAAATTCTAATTTAAACCGCTTTCCTATTGGCGGCCCAATAGCTGATTTTAATACGGATGCAAATAACAGCGGAACCGGAGAAACCGATCTTTATACTTACACCACCAAAGCGTCAACACTTGGAGCGAACGGAGAAAAAATAAAAGCGCTCTTTTCGGGAACTTTTAATGACGTAACCGCCACCAATCAATTAAAGGTATATTTTGCCGGTACCGCAATCGCTGACACCGGAGCCCTTACGATTAGCGCCACGGGTTCCTGGGTGGTAGAGGTTTTAATTATCCGTGTAAGTAGCACCGTGGTTCGATATAGCGTAAACATAAGCACAACTGGAGCAAGCACCGCGGCTTATGCGTCATCCGGGGAATTAACGAGTTTAACGTTGAGTAATACGAATATTATAAAAATAACAGGCACCGCAGCCGGGGCAACCGGTGGAAGTTCTGACATTACCGCAAAAAGCGGGGTGGTTGAATGGTGGGCGGCTGCAGCAAATACTTAAAAAAATGAGGTACGAATTACGCATCCGGAAATTAGATCCAACCATCGGAGAAAACGGCACCCTGGTTGAGAACACCCAGCCCGTAATTGATATCGAGCGGGATAAATACATTGATGCCGATACCTATGAAACTCCGATTACGATCGGTTTAATTGATACGGTTACTCAAAACGAATTTTCGAATCAAATAACTGTAACTCATAAGAACGGGCAAAATGGTTACGAGGTTGATATCCAGCGAACCGCTGAAATAAACGAGCATATTAAAAATCTAAATAAATAACTTATGGTATTAAAGAAATCTTATCTCGAACTTTTTCAGTTTGAATCGGTCGGATCGGCTTACATTGCTAATGTTGCCGCCAAGTCGGAAACCTCAAATCAAATTAAGATTGAGGATAAATTATGCGTTCAGATCAAAAACGTTTTTAAGCAAATAGTAAAGATTCGTGAAACGTATAACGAGGAGGTGGACCGCTTGCAAACTAATAACTGCATGACTTATCCGGAGGGCCATAAGTTCCACAAAGCGATAATGTATGAGGAGGTAAAAATGCCGGACGGAACCATGGGCAGACAAAAACAATTCAACCCGGAGGGAGAATTAAAACTCAAAAAGGAGTTGAAGGTTTTACTCGATGAAAAAGTTGATATCCATTCCAGGATTCCGGAAGGAGTGGAGGAGTTTATTAAGGATCTCTCGGATTACGAAAAAGAGGTTTTTTCCGGCCTGGTAATACCCGAAATTGAAAAAGAGGACGAAACAACTAAATAATAAGCCCATGACCACCAGCGCAAAAATAGCCATCCCGATTACCATTTTAGTCCCTGTTTGCCTTGCCTTGGGTGGTTGGCAATGGAACCTGCAGGGGACCGTTACTGAAACAAAAACCCGGGTGGATTACCTCCAGGACGATTTAAAGGAGATCAAATATATGATCAATCGAAACTACCTTATGAATCGGGGGCTTTTGGATACAATTCAGGATGACGTTCAGGATATAAAAACGAATGTTAAAACCAAACGTAAATGACAAACTTTATCGTTTTCCTAGATAACGGCCACGGGGGTATTGTCGATGGCAAGTACGTAACTCCCGGGAAGAGATCCCCGCTTTTTGAAGACGGATCTCAGTTATTCGAGGGAGTTTACAACCGGGCGATCACAAAGCTGATCCTAGAGAAATTAAACCGGTTGGCTATTTCTGGAATGCTTATAATTTCCGATGCTCCAGGTGAACAGGATACTCCGCTCTGGATCCGAGTAAAAACGGCAAACGATAACTGGGAGGCGATGGGTAAACCGGCCGCCATTTTTATTTCCATACATGGGGATGCGGCCGGAACCGGTAACGAATGGCACCCGGCTTCGGGGATTTCTGTTTATACTTCAAAGGGACAAACGAAAAGCGATGTTTTCGCCAGCATTCTTATTGACAAGCTGGACGATCTCGTAACCGGGGTGAAATGGAGGACGGATGAAACGGACCAGGATCCGGATAAGGAGGAGAATTTTTACGTTTTGAAGGAAACCCACATGCCTGCGGTTCTTTCAGAAAACGGTTTTTTTACCAACTTCGCGGAATGCAAGCGAATGCTAACCCTGGAATGGCAAAATAATATCGCGGAGGCGCACGTTAACGCGATTATCGATTATCGCAAACTGCAGCTCGGCTTATGAAAAAGTTATTCTCTTCCCTCTTCAAAAGTTTTACTAATGATCCGGGTGGGCCTTCAGCTAAGAAGCTCACAATTTTCGCGATATCGTTATCCTCCTTTTGCGCTCCGATGTTGGTTTGGACTTATTGGGCGTATAAGCATAACGACTGGAGTTTATTCCCGGCTTTGTTGGCGATTGTATCCGGTACCGTATTGGGGTTATTTGCCGCGAATGTTTGGGATAAGTCAAAGAATCCGAACCCTCCGGTGGATCCCGAAAAGAAAGATTAACTCCTCCGCTTCTTTTTCAACTTTGGCCCTGCTGAGGTAACGTAAGTTTCAACGAAATCAATATTATGGAGCATCGTTTCGAGGTCCTGTTTGGAGTACCCGAATCGCTTTATTTTATTGGTAATATGCGTTTGAACGTACATTTTAAAGAGCTTCAGCGATTTATTTCCTCGCCAATGGTTACAAAGGTGGCAGCATGGTTTTTTGTTGACAGTAAAATTATTTCCGCCTTTTGAAAGCGGGACCACGTGTTCCTGGGTAAATTTCAGAGGGGGTTTAATTTGGCGGCCGCAATAGCAACAAAATGGAATCATAACTGGGTACCTTCGTAAGAAAAAGAATATTTCTCCGCATAGGTACAAAATTCATCCCATTTTCTTTTGAAGGCTGCCTCCGTATCGCATCGATCCTGAATAACTTTACAGGAGTGAAGGACTGAACAATGGCTGCGGTTTCCGAGTTGGTAAGCTATTTTTTTGAGGCTTTGATCTTCGAACCCGGATCCTGGCTTAACGATCAACAGGCGGAGGTAAGCGGCAATAAACTGCCTGGGAATAACCAGCTCTTTGTGCTGGTCCTTTTGGCGGATTTGCGGGATATTTTTCCCGAAATATTCTCCGAGGTAGGAAATAATTTCATCGAGATCGTTCATAAGTTTCAAAATAGAAAACGACCGGTTTCTCATTTTCGGTTACAAGTCCGTAACGCTTGGCGATTTTATATTGAGTATTTACCCCGTTCAAATGTTTCATAAATCCCGCGATAAGATTTCTGAAGTCCTCCAGGGATCCGGAATGTTTATTTATGTTGCAGCTGGCGCAGGCAGGATTTTGATTTTCGATAGTAAGGTTTTCGGGGTGTTCATACCCATCAAATTTATATCGACCTTCCCGCCATTCAAATTCAGGATTATCGTTTGCCCGTTCGTGCCTTTGTTTTGGTTCCCCCGTTATCTTATTAAAAAAGCCTGCAGGAATATATTTCATTTTCCTCCTTACGGGCTCAATCTCATCAACGTGCCACCCTTTTTCAAGTTCGCACCCGCAATAGGCGCATCTCCCTCCGTATTTATTGAAAATTAAGTTTCTTTTTTCTTTAGCGTTCATATTGATTCAAAAAAGTTATCGATTCGCTCTATTTCTTTGCGGTACTCCCTCAAACGGTTTTGGTTGGTAGTTCTCACCACGTTCCGGAGTAATTCGCGTTTATATCGCTTCAGAATAAACAAATCGTCCACGGTAAGGATGTAGCTCATTTTTGATTTGGTGAAGGAAAAGTGGGTAACTACTTTTTTGCTCAAAGGGTAGAGGTTGGGAGTTATTTATTTTCAAACCATTTATTAACCTCTGAACCGGGCTCCTTCAAATATTTCATCGCGGTACCGGAGACTGCAGCGATTGTTATTAAGTGGTGTTCAAACTTTTCGCGATCTTTTTCCCATATTGCTTTGGCGAGTTTTCCGTTAATAAATCCGATGACCATATTAAAATGATGGGGCGGAGTATTACTTTCGTTTCCCCATCTTTCCAGGTGGTGGGCCATTTCAGCTTTTACGCTTTCCTCAAAGGCTTCCGATTGGGGAGTATTTATGAGCTCCTTTTTTATAGCTTTAATTGCGTAATGTAAAAGCGCCTCGTCTCTTTCCCTGGTTTCTTTATCTCCTTTCGTTAAATCCCATCCGTAATTGGATTTCATCGATTTCAGTATTGAAACAAATTCCTTTTCCTGGTTAAACGGAGGTTCCCAGAAATACCACCCATCGTTAAAATGCTCTCCGGATCTATCCCACCAGAAAAGTTCACGGGTTACGGTTACTCCGTCCTCGAGCAAATAATCATCTCCATTCGCTGCAATAGTAACGAACTCCTCTCTCGAAAAGTAATCGTGGGTAATTTTTTTGCCTTGCTTTATAGCTTCAATAGCTTCGTTTCTGGTCATATTTTTTCTCCGAGTTCCCTTTTTATTTCGATTTCAATATTAGCCTGAATCTCGTCCATTTGAGTAATTACTTTTTCAGTAAAGAATAGAACGGCTTCCTTTAGTAGATCTGGCCCCACCGTTTCTTTCATTTTTTCAACCACTATTTCGTCATCAACCACTCCTCCCATTCGTTGGAGCTTTGATTTTAAATTCCGCCAATTATCCTGCTCTAGTTTTTTGTCTTTGAGGCGATCGCGTAGCTTTATAAGCGCATCGGCCTTTTTTGTTGCCTTTTCGGATGTTGTAAGTTCAGCCATTACTTTGGTTTTAAATAGTTAAGTCCTTCCCGGACCAGGGCGTAAAAAGCGAGTCCTCCGGCCAGGCCCTTGAAAAAGCTGTTTTTTTTCTCGAGCTTGGCAATCGTTCCTGCTTGCTTTGCTTCAAATGATTTATGAACCTGATCGAGCGCTCCGCAGCTATCGATTTTAATTTTATAGTTGGCAATATCTTTTTCGCATCCGGCAATTTGGATCTGGTATTGAACGTTTTTTTTCGCGTACCGGAGCCCCTGGGTTAAGTAGTAATTATTCCACTTCAGCCTCAAAGAATCGCCAGGCATTGAGGAGGCTGTCGTTACGAACCAGCTGCCAATTATAACCAGGATTGTTTTTAATTTCATCGAGTTGTTTATTTGCTTTATTGTCAATTGAAAGATTTTTTTCTTTTACGGCTTGTTTTGTAAGGTTGTAATGGTGATCCTCGGAAGTATCGTGGATGGACCGGTTGAGGTTATCGATTCGTTGAGCTGCAGCCGGGATCGTTGCGGATCCTGAATTCCGTTCGTAAAGCCTGCCGAGGTAGAAACATCCGAAGGATTGAAGGAGAAACACTCCAGCGATAATGAGATAACCGTAAATCGGGTTTGAGGTTTTCGCCTCGAGAGCGATCAATTCTTTAGGTTCAGTTTCCATTTTTTTGCAGAGTATAGGAATAATTCCGGTTTATTGGGATCGCGGCCGTTTCGCGGCATCATTGCCAGCGGGTGGAACGGGGATCCGTCTTTATTCCATCCGAAGCATTTAGCCTCTGGGAACATTCCGGCCAATTCCGCCCCTCGGCCGGTGTCTTTAATTATATCGAATCCGCCCCAGGAAAAAATAACGTCCTGGCATTCCCGAGCGGTTAACGCGATTACGTTGTTATTCCATTCGTCCGACATTGGGTTATGCTTCAGCATTCGCGGATTGCTTGTAATATAGGCCCAGCAATTCATCATATAAAAACCGCCATAGCCTAGTTTTTTCAACATCAAAATGAGGTAACTTATTGTTTGATCGTTTTTATCCGCATTGGCGGTTGAAGGGTTGAGACCGATACACATCGCCCGGGGGAGAGATTCATCCCAGATCCGCCACAATTTGTATCGGTATTTCCCATCGTTGGAGAAATCGGCCCCGGAGTTTTCGAATAGTTCCATTATAAATATTCAATTGAATCAATAATTTCCTGGGGAACTTTTTTCCATCCTTGGGCTCCTTTCCAGGGGAAGGGCTTAATGGGTTTAACGTCATCGTAAAAATGGCACCACAAACCGGGTTGATATTTTACAAAGGCTTTATCCTCGTCCTCCTTTGTCATTGGGCAGCAGTTAATAAGGCGGCCCACCGCGATTGCCATTCCGTTGGTATTGACAGAATCGAAAGCGACCGGGGCTCCTTTATGAATATGGTTTTTAATTGCCACGCTCATATCGTAAAGGAGATCGAAACTTTTTGTTTCTCCCTTCAGTCCGCAAATCCTCCGAACCGTTTCATCGTTGTATGGTTGCTGGGATGCGCAAATAAGAACTAACCCTCTGTAATTGGTGAACCAGGTACGGGTTTCGACTTTGCCCACGAGCATCGCGCTTGCAAAGGGTTGTTTCCAGCTTAGGGCCAGCATTTCGTTTCCTCCGAATAGATCGCTCATTTGTTTATGCAGGTTCTTTTTTTTGGAGTTGGGTAATGCATTTCCTTTCTATATTTCTCTAGGAGATTAACCATCTCCTCAAAGGTGAAAATGTACCACTTAACCGTTTCGGCAATCATTTGACAAGCGGTGCAGGTTCTTTTTTTTGGAGTTGGGTAATGCATTTCCTTTCTATATTTCTCTAGGAGATTAACCATCTCCTCAAAGGTGAAAATGTACCACTTAACCGTTTCGGCAATCATTTGACAAGCGGTGCAGGTTCTTTTTTTTGGAGTTGGGTAATGCATTTCCTTTCTATATTTCTCTAGGAGATTAACCATCTCCTCAAAG